ACCGATTCCAACATTCCAATTACATAAGTATCCTGTTTTGCCTGCTGGAATTGTATATAAAGCTAATTGAGTTTGACCTAAACCAAAGGTAGTACCTGTACCAATTATTCCTATATCAGCAAGAACAGTACCACCTCCACTAGCACCTGTTGATACTAACACATCACCCTTATTAGTTTGTAATGAACCTGCTGAAGCAACAAAGGCTCTAAAAACTCTTAAAAATGATTTGGTTGAAACTGCACCATCAACTGTAAGTGTTTCTTCAATAGCGTGATAACTAGCGTCTAAACCTTGAACGGTAACCGTACGAGCACCTGTTCCAGCAGCGCTGTCTTGTGCGTCAACACCTGATACATAAACTGTTGAAGCAGATGTTAAATAGGTATAAGTTCCACCGTACATCCAAATTGTTTCTGGAACACCACCTACACTTGGATTTCTACCAAATTTATGAATAACACTAGCGCCTCTTATAAGCCCTCTTGCTATGTTAATGTTTTGTTCTGTTAAATATCCTACTGCCATTATCCTTTAATCCAATTCTTTGCTAATGTAAAGTTTGCTGTACTAAACTCTAATCTATCTACTAATTTAACGGCGTTGCCCATTCTATCTACAGCGACATAACCTTCTGGATTTGTTACTTCAAATCCATTACCTTTTTGTAAAAAAGTTCCTATTGATTTAATTTGATTCATTTTACTTACAAGATAATTTTTAACTTTTTGTAAAGTTACATAACTTGCAATTGCAAAATATATTTCATTATCATATCTATCAATAAATTTTAAACCATCATCTCTTATTAATTTGTATTTTCTTTTTGCAGCTTCTGTTTTTTTAGTTGACATCTCGTCATCTAAAACTGAGGCATAATATTTTCTAAAATCTGATTGTAATCCTTTTACATCACCTATTGTTTGACCTTGTCTTATTTTTGTATTGAAGAAAATCTTTAATCTTGCACCAACTGATAACATATTTGTTTGTCTTTTTAACAAATCTAAAATAACTTTACCTTTTGAAATTGATCCCATTGCCATTCTTAACATATTATCGTACTGATCACTTTCAGCAGTTGTAAATGTAGCAACACCAGATGAGTCTTTATAACTTGCGTCATCAAAGAATACTGCTGGCGTCTTTGTAAAACGATTTACATTGACGCCAAAGCTTGCTTTTAGGTCAGACATCTTTCGGCCATTGTAAGTAGTGTGAAAGATAATGCCTAACTTAGCTCTTTTAATTCTTCTAGCAAGATCAGTATTTTCTGGAACAGCGTATGTTATAGTGTTTGGTGTAAATGCGATAGCATCTTCACCTCGTATAGATACCGACTTAATATCTCCTGGTGTAAATAACAAGTCACCTTGTACAACACCTTGTATACCAAGTTTAGGTAATTCTTTTAAACAGATTGATAATTTATCTACTAAACCACCAGAGTGATTTCTTCTTATATCTGCTTGTGTGTAATTGATTTTAGGAGTTACGTTGAATACAGATTTTGATCCAACAAAAAATTTGCCATTTTCAGGATTGATACCACAGAATACTGCTGGTGCACCATCCCATTTAACGGATACATTTAATTTTTTACGTGATGAACCAGTAAGCATATTTCTTATTGATTTAAGAAATTCTACTGCGTTAAGGCCACCTTCGTAACCGTTATTAATAATTTCGTCTTCTAAATGTTCTAAATGAGTGTTTTTTGACTCATTTAAATACTGTTTAAAACTATACATTTTTCTCCCACTATATCCATTATATCAAAGAATCACGCCTTTGTCAAGCGTAAAATACACTTATTCCATTAATAAATCACTACTTACTAGACTATTTATAACACCTATAAACCTTGATTTTATTAAGTGAAAAATATTAATGCTTTTTTCACTTGAATTTGTGCTTTTTCTAGTGTATAGTAGTAGTATATGATAAACAAAAAACAGAAAAAGGACAATATGACAAAAGTTGATATGAACAAATTTGTAAACACTATGAGTCAAGTTGATTCGCAATTATATGAAATTGCAAAAATTCTTAAATCTTATAATTCAACTTTAAATGTTGAAGATTTAATGAATACTGTATTAGATCAAATTGAATCTAATGTTTATAATCAAGTAAAAAATAATAAGTAGAAAGGAAAATATATGAGTGTTAATAAAAAATATGAAGAAATGATGTCTAAAGTAGATAAATTATTAGATCAAGTTGAAGATTTAGTTTTAGATTTTGATAGTGAATTTGAAACAGATGTGTCAAATGATTTACATTTAACAATTCATGCATTAAAAGAAAGAATTGAAGACAATGCGTGTGATTCTATTGACTTTGAAGAAGACGAAGTTTCAGAAAATTAATCAAACTATTACTCTACAAAAACCTCGTACTAACACTACGAGGTTTTTTTATATCTAAAGATTAAATTATTTTATTTTTAGGCCTGGAGTGGTTATAAAAAGAGATTTACCTGCCCATCCACCTGCAGCTCTTGTTCTACAAGTAACAGGCATTTCAATACTCATTTTTCTAAATTTAAATGTAATCTTAAATGATTGAGATGTATTATCGTAAATAAATTTAATTTCTTTTACATCTTTACTTTTTTTATTAATTAATAAATTTTTTAAATCTGCATTTTCTGATACGTCTTTAAGCTCACTTTTTTGATTTTCTCTACCAATTAATAGTTTGTAAGGGCAAGGAACAAATTGTATTCTAGGATCGTCATATGTATAGAAGTAAACTGTGTTTAAGAAATAAACTAAATTGTCTGCGTCTGTTAAATGTTTACCCAATAATCTAATTAAGTTGTTTCTAAACAAATAATAAAATCCAGTTGCATAAAAATCTAAACCATCCTTTCTAAAAATTTTTGCTAATCTAACAAACTCATCTTTTGAAGCACTTTCACTAAATGGTTCTTTTGTAATATCAAAACTTTCAATTGCACCTTTTGACTCTTTTTTATATACTGATACTTTCTTTGCAGCTTCATTCCACGCCTTATTAATCAAACTACCTATCTTACCTTGTTGTTTTTTATCTTCTAACTTACCAAAGAAAGCATAAATGTTTGTATTAAACTTTGGTGTTTCATCTTTACCCGCTGCGATTTTGTTTGAATAACCTTGGAAGTTACCATCCGCAAATTCTATAATTACATCTGATGGTGTTTTTGGTGATATGCCTTTTGGTTTACCTCTTGGTACCCAATATAGATTTTTAATTTTTTGTCCTCTTATATCTTCTTTTACTGCTAATGAGTTTTGATAACCTATTTTAATATCTCTTTCTGCTGTTTCATCTTTATCAATAAGTTCACATAAGTCTTCGTAAGTAATCGGTGAATTATTACCATATAATACACCTGTTTTAGTTTTTTTCTTTTTACAAGACTCATCCTCTAATTCTTTTACACCCTCGTATTTGTGTTTAAGAAAGTGTACCGTTAGGTATTCATTGACATTTGAAGACGCTGTACTGTCTTTACGAGTGGCCATACCATAATGACCTTTAACTTGTTTTTTAGTTAACTTAACATTATATGGAAGTATTCTTGTTTTATTATCTGTTAGTTGAAATAGAAACTTACCTTTTGAATCTAATACAGTTTCGCCTGATGTTTTATCTACACTTTTAAATATAATTTGTTTATACTTTGTATTTTTTCTTTTTAAAGTATTTTCTACTAAACGTTGAGTGTTAAAGTCTACCGTATAGAACGGATTGGGCACTCCTCTTTGAACGTAATTTGGCGATATTGTTGGCATACTTATATTTATATGTGTCTATCGGCCAGTTCTTTGTGTGCTTATTATGGGATTGTAATTTGATTTACCTTTATCTGATATTTTTTCTTGTTCAGTTCTACAATCAAAGAAAGGTGGGAAACCAAATACACCAAATGTTTTATGTTTGTTTTGAAACTTAACTATGTTTTTTACATCTTCTTCAAAAAAAGATTCTTTTAATACTAACTTACTTGGCATTTCTACAACACGCCAAATAATCTCATCTTTTATTTTAACCATTTCTGTTTTGTAATAGATAGATGGTTGTCTTTTTCTTTGATTGTTATAATTTTTATTATATTTATTTTTCATATTTTAAAATCCGAAAACTTCTCATAAGCTTCAGTTGGTTGAGGACCTGATGGTTTTTCTATCTTATCTTTTGACTCTTGGTTACTATCTACAATCTGTTGAGCAGATTGTTCTACATCATACAATCTCATTTTACTTCTATCAACACCTACAATAAATGCACGATTGACAGCTGGATCATTATATCTATTCTTTAACTGTTTAACTTTAATTTGATTTAGTTCTTCAAGTTCTTCATTAGATATAAGAGCAAACATAAAGTCAGCAGTTGCAGGAAGACCAAATGATTCTGATGTATCTTCTAAACCAACATCACTTGACATATAACCAGTTCTAGTTGTCTGTGTAGCAGATACAATTGGTACATCATATCTTACAGCAAGACCTCTTAATTCTTCAGCAATTGCCTTAACATAGAAATATGATGATATGTTACCACCTTTAAATCTACTACTTGAACAGATATTTAAATAGTCAATGAATACTATATCTGGTTTAAAAGATTTCTTTAATGCAAGTTCATCAATTAATGCTTTAAAATGACCAGCGTGTGCAGCTGCTGTAGGATATTCTTTTATAATTAATTGACCATTAACTCTATTTTGTAATTTAGAAATTTTATTATCATATATGTCTTTTGGCATTTCATAAAGATCATCAATCGTTACATCTAATAAGTTTGCGTCTATTCTTTCAGCGATACGTTCTTCAGCCATTTCTAAAGTAATGTACAATACATTTTTACCTTGACTTATTACAGATGAAGCCAGATGGCACATAAACAAGGACTTACCAACACCTGTTCCTGCAAGTGCCACGTTTAAAGTTTTAGGAGGTAAACCACCTTTTGTAATTCGATTGAAATAAGATAAATCAAATTTTAATCGCTCTTCGGTTCTATGATAGTATTCAAATCGTTCTTCAGTATTATTTAAATAGTCGTGTCCGATATGTGTATCAAATGAAACACCAAGTGCTTCTGATAATATTCCTGGTATTGCTTCTGGTGTATGTTGTTTATCTTTACCATCTATAATCTTAATACCTTTTAGTACAGCATTATACACAGCACGATCTTTACAAAATTTTTCAGTTGTATCTAACAACCATTGTTGTTCTACTGGTTCGTGTTGTAAACTATTTAATAAGAGTTTTGTATTTTTATAATCGTCTTCGGTAAGTGTTTTGTTGTTTGATAACTCAATTGTGATTGCTTCTTTTGTAGGAAGATTATTATACTTAACAACAAAGTTATTAATTATATTAAATAAAGTTACTTCATCCCTATTTCTAAAGAAATCTTCCTTTATAAAAGGTAAAGCCTTTCTTGTAAATTCTTCATTATGTATTAAATTGGATAAAAGTGTTTTTTCAAATTGATCAGACATAGTGTAGATAACTTCCTATAATGTACTTTGGTTGATTGATTGGTTTTTCTCCTGCATGTTTAAATGGCCATAATGGAGGAAACATTAAAACTTTACCTGCCTCTGGTTTAATTTTAATATCATAATCGGGAAATGTTGTTTCGCCGCCATCGTTATCATTTAAATACATAAAAAAAACTAAAAATCTTCTAGCACTATTATAGTCAGTCACATCCACATGTGTCTTAAATTCATCTTCACCGTTAGGTTCATACTTCTTAAATCTTATTTGTTCAAAACCAAATTTTTCTGGCCATTGTTTTATATTATCTATTTTAACATCTTTTGTATATTTGTCAACAAGCTCTCTAAACTTAGGAAAAAGTATATCAGAATATTCTTGCCAATCATTATGCATACTAATATTAATTTCTGTAAATGACATATGACCGTCTAATATAGTTTTAACTTGTTGTGAAGCTGAGTCTTCAAACTTATCTATTAAATGTTGACATTGATTCTTTGTCAACACGTTATCATATGTTTTTATATACTTATTTGTCAAACCTTATTGTCCCATTCTCTAATTGTTTTTCAACTACTTCAATTAATATATCACCTATGTAATTTCTAAATTCTGTACTTGTTGTATCTACATTGTTAGGATTTGCCTTTACATCATAATCAAATTTTAAAGGCAACTCTCCTTGTTGATTTTCTTCGGATGCAAATTTCACATGTCCATATGTGTAAATAACATCTTTATATTCACCTTCTACAATCTTTATACAACTAAAGTCATCTACATCTCTTTGAGCAAAGACGTATCTATTCTGCGCCATAGAGAAACTCTTTTTTGGCTGCTTCGTCAATTTGAGTGAGAATATCTTTAGTAAAGAATTTATCAGGTTCACTATTGATAGTTTTAGCATATTGTTTTGATCCGTCAGGTAATTCTATTCTTGTTGATACTGATTTAAATATACCATGTTTTATTGCAAGGTCTAACAAACCATAATACTTATCAAGTCCATCTTTATATGTTAATCTTACATCTATTAAAGCATTTTCTTTTGTTAACCTTGACTTGTAATTTTTACAATGTATAATGTTACCAATAACTTCTTTGCCATCTTTTTCTTTTCGTTTAGAAAGATATACGATATTACTTGCAGCGTATTTTAATCCACTACCACCACCCATTTCTTTTTGTGGAAACATTGAACCAATAACGTCATATGTATGATTTGTCATAATCATTGGTACTTTTGCCTTACCAAGTTTTAATGTTAATACTCTAAAGGCAGCCTTAACAATTTGAGACCTTGTCATATCTCTTGTTTCTTTGCCTTCAGCAGTATCTTCCATTTCTTTTGTAGTAGATAACATTCCTAAACTATCTAATACAAACATTAAAGGTTTTCTTTTTTCTTCACCTTGTTCTAGGTATTTGTCAATGACTTTAATAGATTGATGTCTAAATTCTTGTACTGTGGCAACTGGTACTATGACCATTCTTTTACTATCAATACCACGACTTTCAACTAAATCTTTTGTTAATGCACTTTCTGATTCAAAATAAATCACACCTGCGTCTTTGTTTTTATCTAAAAATGCTTTTACAATTCCTAAAGCAAAAAATGTTTTACCTGTTGCAGCTTCACCTGCAATTGCTGTAATTTTATTCGATGGCATACCACCAAAGATTGAGCCTGATAATAAAGCATTAAATGCCAAAGAACCTGTATCTATAAAACTATCTACATCTCCTGCCTCTACACCTTCACTTACAAGTGTAGCGTATTCATTACCTGTTTCTTTAATTATTTCTTTTAGAAAGTCGCTCATATTCAATCATCTCCTTATCATTATAACTAATTGTATAATATTTTATATTGTTATTATAACAGAAATCTTTAACTTTGTCAAGGTCTTCTGGTTTAAAGTCATAAGTTTCATGTTTTCTTTGTTTATATATTGTTATCCTCATCTTGTAAATGCTTGGCTTTCAATATTACAGGTCTACCTTTTGGTTTAGGTAGTTTAACTGTTTTATCTGGTTCGCCTTCCCACTCAAATCTATAGTTTGTATCTTCTGGTATCCAAGTTGCAGGTGGTTTTTCTAAATCTTCATTTTGTACATTTGTCCATATTCTATCATACATATCGCTTGTATCCACTTCTCCAAATTGAGAAAACACACTACCTTGCATTTTTTTTAATCTTGCTTTAAGTAGTTCTCTATTATATTCTAATAGTCTTTGATAATCCCAATATTCTTTGAGGTCTTTATAGGATGCTTTTGATATAGCCATACTCATATTTATTAGAACAATGTTGCCCTCCTACTATGTCTAAAGTAATCTAAATTCTCTTTAGCAAAACACCATACGTTTTCAATATAGATACGATTCATAAACTCAGCCTTTTCTTCTTCACTTTCAAATAGTTTATCAGACTTAGGTCTTTGCATTATTCTCATACCAATTTGACCTACAAAGTGATCTTTTAAACTATCAACTAATTCATCACCACTATAATATCTTTTGCCTTTGATTGTAGGATCCATTATGTTAATAAACAGATGACCTTTATCAGAAAGTGAATTAAAACTATTAATTGAAACTGGTAAATAAAAATCATCACGCCATTTATCATATTCATTAAATTTAAACCAAGATTGATTTTCTTGTTTTTCACCACCCTCGTTATATCTTTCAGTAGAAAAATATGGTGGACTTGTAAATGCACAATCAATATCTTTAATTGTATCCCAAGGTAAATCTTCAGCACCTGTATTATAGATTGTAACTTTTTTAGGTTTGGATAAGAAACTATTATAAGTTTCTATTTGTTTTAAATATTGTTTGTAAGTATTAGGATTTGGATCACAACCAATATATTCTTCAGCATCACTGGCAAAGAAACCTGCAAGTCTATCACCCCAACCACAACTTGTATCTAATACTTTTTTAGCATTAGTCATTTGATATATTGTTTTTGCAACATTAGGTTTAAACTGTGTAGCAATATATGTTTGTAATCTAAAAGCAGATACATAACTTTTATCGGTTAATGCACCGCCTCTTAATTCTTCTTTACCATCTACCATTACAGGTTTCATACCATTAATACCACGCCATATAGGACCTAAACATCTCCATATATCTTTTGCTGTACCATTGTACCATACATCTAATGGTGCTTTAAAACTGTAACTTGAGCAATTTAATCTTAATTCTTGGTGAAAATAATTTGATACGTCATTGTAAATAGATGGTGCGTCTATAATACCCAAACCATATTCTTTAAAATTATATTTGTAATCGTCATATTTTTCTTTGACATTTTTTTCTAATTGTTCTAATGGTTTTACATATTGCCATACATCTTGTTTTTGTAAACCTTTAAATGCTTGTCGCATTACTTCGTAAGATATTTCTTTTAAAGGAAACTTTGGTCTGTGTTTAGCAATGTATTCAGATAAATCTAATCTAAATTGTTCTTTACCTATATCGTTTGTTATACTTTCAAACGTTTGTTGATCCATTTCAGGTAGTTTACCATTATATTTGTTTAAATAATCCATACTCTATTATATCATTTTTATTTAAATTTGTCAATCTGATTGCCCCAGCTATCCCAACCATTTCTTTGCGTTCTAGCAAACAACTCTATATAGGGTCCTTCTAACAAGTTCTCAATATGATTATACATTATATCAGGCTTCCTACTATGTTCCCTACGTTGTTCTACAACTAATTGAGGTACTGATTTACTAACTCTTTTAGGTTTACCTTTTGTTGCAAGTAAACACATTTCAGGATTGCCTCTAGTCCAATAACCTAAACCTGTAAAATATCCTTTAGATTTTTTATTTGTTTTTGCCCAAGTAAATCCTACAGTTTTATATTTAAAACCCCATGCATTAATTACTTCAAAGGCCTTATCTAATAGTGGATCAACAACCCACATTAATAAAACTGAATTGTCATTTGCAATTTTATTTACAGGTAAATTACATATGTCTTTTAAACTCATCACACTATAATGATTTTCAGGACTTCTATCTTTGCCTTTATCAGAAAAAGTTTTAAATGTCCATGGCGGATCAGCATATATTACGTTGTACTTTTTATCAATGTCCATATCAATAATATAATAATTAAAAATCTAGGAATACTCCAATCAGTTTTAATTGCTAATATGCCTCCTGTGGCATATCCCCAATGTATCATTACCATTGTTAGAAAAAAATCTATCATCCAAAAAACGCTTCTAAACTAGCTTCTCTTTCAAGTTTCCATCCAATAGAATCTAGTATAAACTTTAATGGATCAGTAAATGTTTTTTCAAACTGTGTGTCATAATCAACATACTTATGTAAATCAAACTCATATGGTATCTTTGTTGCAAAAGATATAACAGTATCTTTAACTGTATTTGGTTGTCGTAACATTAAGAATTTTATTTTATCACCATCTTTAATTAAAGGATACTTTCTTTGTAATTTATTTTTTAATATGTAATGATTGTAAATCAAAGAACCTTTTACATGTATTGGTGTGCCTTTTTTATATATCTGTGATGATTCAACATACTTATCAATATTGTTACATGATCTAGGAAACGCAACCTCTTCAGGCGACAATGTTTTAAATAGTTCTTTAAATTCATTTACAAACTTAATTAATGCGTCTTCACTATCATTCATTATAACTCTTATTGCGTCTTTAATCTTACCTCTACAAACTTCAGGTGTAGATGATTTAACAGCTTCAACACCCATAATCTTTAATTTAGGTATATCGTATCGGACGCCTTCTTCATCAAATACATTCATCATATATCTTTTTTTAGCGACCCATATACCTTTGTTTGCAATTGCTTCTCGTTTCATAAACATTTTTTGTTCATAGGCATTTACATACTTTGCAAGATTTTCAAAACTTTTGTCAATTACTTTTTGTATTCTATCTTCAGCAGCCTTATCTAAAAAGTCAACAATTTGTTGTGTCGTTTTATCTTTACAAACTTTTTCAACAAGTTTATCAAGTCTTAAATAGATTGAATCTGTATCAGACGCAACAATGTAATTAACATTTGTTGTATTTAAAATCTTATTCATAAACTTATTGACATCTCTTTCAATCCAACGAATAGATAATTGACCACCAAGTGTAATTGCTTCTGCCTGTTTTACATCAAAGTATCTAAAATATTGATTACCAATTGCACCATAAGCAGAATTTAGAGAAATCTTTTTTGCCATTTGTATATTATGACAACGAGATATTTCATTTTGATAGATTGGATCTTTTGTCTTTTGAAATTCTTTTTTAGCTTCAATTGCTTTCTTTTTAAACACAACTCTTTCTGTGTACATCTTCTCCATTAACTCAGCAAGAAAACCTTGTTTATCTCTTTTAAACATTGCGCCGTTTGGTGCAATTGTAACATTCTTATCTTTTGCCCATTTGAGATTTAGTCTTTCATCTAAAAAGTTTTCTACACCAACTGCCTTAGGTTCAACACCAACAAATGTTTCAGGACTTATATTATATTGCATAATTAAATGTGGATAAAGAGAGTTTAAGTCAAACGAAACAATCCATTTATGTAAACCTAGTTGTGGGTCTTTTACATATGCACCTTCGTATTGTGAATCTTTTTCGTTATCTTCTCTTGGCGGAATGATAATATTCTTTTTAAGTAAATGATTATAGATTAAAGTATCCCAACATCTTACTTGCGAATACACATCTGTATAGTTTACTTTGTAATCGTAAGCCATAGTCAAACATAATTCAATCAATTTCATTTTGTCTTCAAGTCTATCAACTAGTTCAACATCTTGGATATTATATTCTACAAATCTTTGATAATCTTTTGTATAGAAATCTTTAAACGTTTCATATGGATTGTCTAACTTTTGTTCGCCTAGTTCTACTTTAGCAATATAGTTTAGTTTGTAACTTTCTTGTCTAACATAAGTAAATTTTTTATATAGATCAAAATAATCTAAAACAGAAACACCAAGTATATTCCAAAACTGTTGATTCTTTTGACCAAACTGTACTCTATCAGCATTGACATAATTCCATGGTGAAAATTTATTAATTGTATCATTATCAAATATAAATCTCATTCGATTCATAAGATAAGGTATGTCAAAGAATTTTACATTCCAACCAGTAACAATATCAGGATGATTTTTACACCAAAATTTAAGAAACTCTAATAATAAATGTTTTTCATTTTGACATTTAATATAAGTTACATTTGTTTTTTTAGAAATAAAATCACCTGTGCCCCATGTTATAATCTGCTTGTTACTATGATTTTTTACAGTAATACAGATAATTGTTTCTTTTGCAGTATCAGGATCGGGAAAGCCGTTCTCACATTCGGTTTCTATATCAAGTGTGAATATCTTAATATAATCTTTATTCCATCGCATATCATCTTTATATTCGTCAGCGATATACTGATAGTTGTATCTATTCATACCATAGATTTTATATTCAGGTATGCCACTATACTCACTAAAAAAGTTTTTTGCTTTCGATATAGAATCAAATCTTTTAGATTTAAGATTTATGCCGTCTAGTGTTTTATATTTTGATTCTTCATTTGTAGGTAAGTAAAGTTTAGGACTATAGTTAATACGACTTAAATATGATTGACCGTTAGCGACACCTCGAATAAGTAATTTACCTTTATGTTCAACTACGTTTGTATAAAAAGTGCTCGCCAAATTCATATAATATTATAACACAAAGACTTTAAAAAGTCAATTATGTAATGATTTTACTTTTAGGTGTAATCAAAGAACCAGTGTTTTGTTGATAAGCGTTTATCATATTGTCATCTGGTGTTGTTTCTGTAATTATATTAGCTTCTTTAATATATATAACTTCATCTTTTGTGTATGGTATGTATGGGTGAAATCCTATTTGCATAGGTTTACCAGGCTGTCCTTGCATTGGTATTAATACAAATGGTTTTTTTATTGCTACAGAGCCTGCAATGTCGGATTCAGTTGACGTACCAATCATGTCCTCTCCAGTAGAGAGTCTGTATAATCTAATCATAATATACTCCTATTCAGTTTTTGATTCTTCAGTAGTTTGTTTTTTTCCAATATTATATTTTGCTTGTAAATTCCATTCACCTTTTTCTTTAAAAGCTATTATCTTAATCTGTGATAATGGTGCTTTATTTTCAGCAGCTTTTGGATTTACAATTGTCAATAAATTCCAATCTTGTAATAAAACTGATACTGTGTTTCTTCTTTGTATATCGTTCTCAACTAAAGTAGCTTTTTTGCCATCTAAAGCAAATAACTCTTTAAA